GCTTGCGCCGTGCCGGCATGCGCGGCGGCGAGGATGAGTTCGCCGATCCCGCAGGCGCGCGCGAGCGGTCCCCACGCGGGGGCCACGCCGGCGGTGCCGGAGCCGGCGATCTCGACGTTGTAGTTGAGCCGGGCGCGGTTGGTGACGACGAGCTGCTCCTGGTGGCCCATGTAGGCGCGCGCGATGTCGCGGTCGGCGTACTCCAGCTCCATCGGCGTGAATTCCACGTCGCGGGTATTGATCGCGTTCGCCGCGCCGGTGGGTGCCGAGTCAACGCCGTAGGTGACTTCCATCTTGGCGAGGATCGATTTTTTGCGGAAATATCTGGTAGCCATTATTTACCCCGGTAATGGGTAATGAGTGATGAGTGATCGGTGATGAACGAAGGGCGTTCAGTCGCCGGCGGGAAAAGGGGCGGGGCCGATGCGGCGCGGCCGATCCGGCGCGGGCTTCGGCGCGGGTATCTCCGCCGGTTTTTCACCCCCACCCTCGCCCTCCCCCTTCAAGCGGGAGGGGAAAACATCTCCTTCCCCCCTTGTGGGGGAAGGTTGGGATGGGGGGAGATCGAGCGGCTTGCCGTCGGCATCGCGCGCGCGGTTGCCCTCGGGATGGTCCTGCGTCGGGGCCTCTTTCTGCACCAGCTCGCCCGCGTCGTTCACCGCGTAACTGCCGCCGTGTCCTGGAATGTGTTGGGTCATGTCAGATCCTCAGTAAATTGCGCGTGGTGTAATCGTCCTGCCACCACAGCGTGAGATCGCGGAACTGCAACAGCCGGCCGGGACCGGCTTCGATCGGATCGAAGTCCGCCGCCGGCGGCCAGTCGAGCAGCGCGGTCATCACCGACGCGCGCATGGTGCGCAGATCGGCTTTCGCCGCCTCCCCGCGCGCATCGCGCAGGTTCTGCAGCACGAGAATCACGGCGAATCGATACACCGTGTGCTGCGACAGCCCGCCCGTGCCGTCGCGATTCGGGCCGGGCGTCATGGAGAGATCGATGACGAAAGCGGCCGGCAGTTGCCGCGGGACGTTCTCCACCGCGGCCTCGAAATCCGCCGCGCCGCCGATCTCGCGCAGCGTCGAGACCTGATCCGCCAGGCGCGCGATCACGAGCTGCGGATCGAAGAGTTCGATCGCCATCAGTAATCATCCAGCGTGCCTTCCGTGCCCTGGTTGGGGCTGCCCGTGGTGAAAACGCGGTCGCCCGCTTTGAAGTCCGGGCCGCCGCTTTGCGTCGCGACCTGGTTGGCGGCGTCGAGGCCGAGCGTCACGCCGCCGCTCGCCACGCTTTTCAGGAACTTGATCGCGTCCTCGTAGCGCTTGGTCACCTGGTCGGTCGCGCGGTCCTCGTAGAGAAAATAGCGCGCGATGTCGCCGGCGATCCGCTTGACGACGTTCGGCGTCGTCGCGAACGGCAACGTGTAGCGCGTCGCCACGTACGAATTGATCTCGTCGTCCGCGTCGGCCAGCGCCTTCGCGATCACCGCGGCGTCGATCGTGCCGGAGTTCGTACGGTCCGTGAGCTGGGTCAGCTCGTCCGCGCCGAAACGGTCTATCAGATCCTGTTGGGTGGCGTAGGTCATTTAGGGCCGGGAGATCGTCAGATCGGGAGGTCGGGAGGTGGATTTTCGCTCTCACGCTCTCACGCCCTCCCGCTCTCACGGTTTCTGCTACGCCACGCAGTCTTCGATGAAGTATCCCAGGTCGTTGGCCATGATCAGTTCGCGCACCGATTCACCGACGCGCACGCGCTGGCCGCCGCGCATGCCGATCTTGCCGTCGTATTCACTGCCCGCGATCCGGCCGCCCCACTGGGCCGTGAATCCGAACGTCGTGCCGCGCTGCGCGCGCGCCTGTTTATTCCGGTAGATCAGCGCGGCGTGCTTGCCCCACACGCGCGCGAGGCTCGCCGCCTGGCCCTTCTTGGCGGTGTTGACCCAGCCTTCACCGACCAGGATTTCCTCGAGCTCGAACAGATCCGCGATGAAGCGGCGCGGCACAATACCGGAATCGCCGGTGGTGCCATTGTAAGCCTTGACCATCGCCGCATTTTGCGCGAGCTTAGTGTAGGCCGCGCGGCCGATGACCATGACGTTTGGGCGCATGATGCAGGCATCGAGCCCCGTGGTGATGTCGGCAACCGGGTTGCTGTCGGCGTGCACCACGTTCCACTGATCGTTGCCGGACAGTTGCACTTTGTTGCCGCTGCCGTAGTTCGCCGCGGCGAAGACCAGCGCCGCGACGCGCTGCTCGCGCTTGAGAACGACCAGTTCGGTCAGGCCTTCGGCCGCTTCCATGAGCGGATCGGGCATGTTGGGCTGGTTGCGTGCGTTTTCGATGTCGGCGTTCGGCACTTCGTCGTCGAGCGCCTCGTCGAAGGTCGATGAGTCGACCTCGGTTGCGGTGAACTCGACCGTGTTGGGCGCGCCCTTGCGTCCGACGCGCGTCTCGGTGATGGTAAACAAGCTGCCCTTGGGGTAGCTGTTGTATTTGAAGTTCTGCAGGCCTACCGGCACTCGCGGCAGCACCTCATCTGCGATCATCCTGACATTGCGGTACGCGAGCGCAACCGCCGTGAGCTCGGGCGTGACCGGGAACGGCGCCACGGTCGTCACCAGGATGATTCCGCCGAGAGCGGCATCCGCCGGCGCGATCGCGCCGAAGAACATGCCCACCATCAACGCGAGGGCGAGCACGATCTGCAGAAGATTGGATTTGAAGTAGCTTTTCATCTGTGTTTCTCCTTGTTTGCTTTTACTCATCACTCATTACTCATCACCCATCACCGGCCTTTTAGAACATCGCCAGGTCGACGACGCGGTAGCGGATCCGGACCTTGAGCGGGCTGTTGCCGGTGGTGACCTCGCCGACCGCCAGGCACAGGATCAGCGCGGCGTTGTCGACCGGCGCCGCGGCTGCGGCCGCGAGCGGGTAGATGTGGCGATAGGCACCCGCCGTTACATCGAGGAAACCGGTCGTCTCGACGGTGGCGAAGAGCTGGCCCGAGCCATTGGTGTGCCGCAACTCGAGTTCCTCGGTGGCGCCGATGCCCGCGTAGGCCGCCGAGTTGTAGTCGAGGAACAACTGCATATCCACGGGGATGATCGCCTTGCCGCTGCCGGGGGCCGCGACCAGAACCTTGGGCGTCGCATTCAGCGCGAGGAGCTCGCCGGTGGTAATGGTCACATCCGCGCTCGCGATGCCGACGTCGGTGGCGATCACGCTGCCGGCGATGACCTGCACCGGGATGATGTCGCCGGCGCTGCCGGAGATCTCCGCGATCGCGCCGGCGTGCTGCTCGGTGCCGGCGACGATGGTTGCCGCGACGCCCTTGCCGTTGGCATCGGGGATCAGCACGTTGCCGCGCGTGACGCTGCCGCCCAGTTCCAGGAAGGCGAGGCCCTCCTTGATGACGTCGACCGGCTGGCCCGAAGCGGCGGCGAGCTGCTCGGAGATGCCGAGGATCGCGACCGACGCGTCGGTGGCCTGAATTGCCGCGCCATCGGATGAACCGTGCTTGACGAAACGGCTCGCGGCGACGGCCGCGCCGGCGGTGTAGGATTTGGTGAGGATAGGGTTCACGTGCGCTCCTGATCGGTGATGGGTGATGGATGACGGGCGATGGGTTTAATCAGTTCGCGCCCTTGGTGACGTGCTGCACGGCCGCAGTGACCGAGATCTCGCGGCCGGCCTTGCGTTCGGTCTCCTGGAATTCCACCGCGCGTTTCGCGATCTCCTTCGGATTGTCGAGATCGACTTCGACGCCGGTCTTGGCGGTTTCCTTGAACTCCACGATCTTTGGTTGCGCGGCGAGGTAGCTTTTGAGCCATTCGAGCGCCGGCTTTTTCTCGTGCTTATCGCCCTCGCCGAACTCGACCACGCCCGCCTGGTCGGTCCCGGCCATGAAGGCGATGAGCCCCTCTTTGAGCGCGGGCAGGACTTTGCCTTCCTTAACCAGCGCCTCGACGAACTCGGCGATCGCGGCGCGGTGGCGCTTCGCGGCTTCCGCGCGCTGCGCGTCCTCGGCGGTCTTGATCTTCGCTTCGCGCTCGGCGAACGCCACGTCTTTCGCGGCCTGCGCATCCTGTTGCTTCTTGAGTTCGGCGGCCTGTTGGTCGAGCTGTTGCTGGGTGAGCGCCATTTGCTTCTCCTCTGCTGTTTGTTCGGAGTAACTCATCATGGGCGAGCCGCTTCCCGCGGCGTCAGCGCGCGCGGCATCTTCGAGCGCGGCGACCGCGTAATCGGGCACGACCTTGTCGGCCTCTTCGATGGTGTGCTTGCTGATGATCCATTCGCGCAGGCGGCGCCAAAGCGAGGCGTTCTGCGTGTCGGCCCAGTCCGCGAATTCAATTACGCCTTGCTCGTCGGCGAAGCTCGCGGCCTTCAGCCCCTTTACCGCCGGCGGCGCCGCGCCGAGAAAACCGACGTGCCGCAGGTAATAGACGCCCGGCACCGGGTTCTGCGGGTGGTCGGGCGGGTAGAAGCTCGCGGAAACTTTCTTGAAGCGGCCGGTGGCGTAGAGCTCGGCGAACTGCGGCTCGACCTGCTTGGGGATCGCGTCGAGGCCGCGCTCGCGGTAGGACAGCGATTCAACCCAGCCGTAGGCGGGGTCATCGGTTTTGGGGTGCCCCACGACGAGCGGCGCTTCGTGCTTGGCCGGATCGTAGGCGGCGGCGCTCGCCGCCACGATGGCATCGGTGAAATCGTAGGTCTGGCCGTTGGTGGCGAGGTGGCGGCCGGCCCTGAAGATCGGGATCAGCTTCATTAGTCGCCGAGTCTGCCGCCGGCGAGGGCCGCCGTCTTGCGAAAAATTTCTGAGAAAATGATCGGGTTCATCAGCGGCAGAGTTTGCCGCCCCGCGCCGGGAATGTTTGGGTGTAGATTTCAGTAAATTACGCGGACCCCTTGCCATCCCAGGCCGGGCGCACCACATCGCCGATCGCATCCAGCGATTCGGTCTCCCAGTCCGGCGGCAGCCCATCAGTCGGGAAGATCATGCGCGCCGGGATCGTGATCTTGTGGCCGCGGCCAACGAAAACCGGCTTTCCGTTGACGAAGAAGCGCAGCGCCTTGGCTGTTTTCGCCTCGATCGTGGCGCCGTAGTGCTGAGTGGGCGCATAGGGCCTGTCGGTGCCGATCTCCACGCTGTTGCCTTCGACCTGATAGCTGATCGATTGCATCAGGTGACCTATATCGCGCAGCGGCTGGCCGTGACGGATTTTGAGCGGCGCCCACGGCCGGCCGTAGGGATCGGTGCTCATGTCGAAGCCCTGCCTGATCTTGGTTTCGAGCAGCCGGCCTATCGCGTCGAGCGCGGGACGCGGATCCTCGCCGATCGCGAACAGGCGATTCAACGCATCGATGACGGGGCGATCGTCGATGTGGATGACCGGATAAGTCATCGCGTGGCGCCTCGCCGCTGTGCGATCGTGGCGTCCAGCCATTCCAGAAAGGCGGCACGCAGCTCCGGCGGCGCGCCGGCGGCTTTGTCGCGTGCGACCTGGACGATCTCGTCGCGGCGGCTCGCGCCGGGCGCGTAACCGAAACCGGGATCGATGCCGACCGGCACCTGCGTCACTTCGCCGGTGCGCGGGTTTTGCCATTCTCGCGTTTGCACCGGGGGCGATTTATCCGGGCCGCTCTTGCCCAGGCGTTGGAGGTCGCGTTGCGAGAGCTGGATCCGCGTGCACCGGCAGTGATAACCATTCGGAGGCGTGTGCGTCTGCCACCACGGATCGTCGGCCGGCAGCACGATCCCGTTCCATGCGCGGTGCTGCGGGCGCGTGCGGCCATCGAGGATGGCGCTGTACATCACATACGGCGCGGTCGCCTTGTTCTCCTCGATCCGCGCGGATTGCCCGGCCGAATAGGCGGTGCTCAAATTCACGTCGTAGATCGTTTTGAGCCGCCGCACGCTGCCGAGCTGGACATCGCGCGCTTCGCCGGTCGCGGGGTCCGTCATCATCGCCCGGCCCCACCAGCCGCGGTTGACGAGTTCCGGTTTCAGCTCATCGATGAAGCGCTTCTGCGTCCAACCCTCGGAGATCACGCGATCGACATAGCCGTGCACATCGGAAAGCAGATCGAGGTCGAGCATTTTGGCGACGACGAAATTGACGTCATGCTCGTCGTGCAGCACGTCCTGCCAGGCGAACGAGGCGCGCAGCCCCTTGCCGCGAAAAAACGCGGCCGCTTGTGCCGGCGCGAGATTGAAATTGACGCTAGTTGCCACTCGTGCGGCCGAGCAGATGCGCGGTGAAGCCGGCGCGCTCGAGCGATTCGACGAGCGCCGCGGACGGCGCCGCCTTCATCAGCTCCGCCAGGCGCTCGCGGAAGGTGACGAGATCGCCGGTGGATTCGGCCATTGCGACGAGCTCGTCGATGCGCGGACCGAGAAGCTTCTCCCATTCCGCGGAGAATTCCGCGGCCGCCTGATCGATCGCCACCTGGTCCTCGGTGGCGCCGGCGACCGCGATTGCCGGTTCGGCGAACGCCGGTTGTTTGAGGGGGCTTGCCCCCGATTGATCGCCAATAATCGCCGGCAAGCCGGCTCCCACCGGCGCCTCGGTCCAGTTGTCGCCGTAGGTCGCGTTGATGTATTCCAGGCTCGGCCGGAATCCCATCTCGCAGATGGACTGATCGCGCGTCGCCTGCGCGCCGAGGTCCGCCTGCTCCTCGAAGTTCCGCCACACCGTGGGGTAGCCGGCGCCGGGCAGGTTGTAATCGACGATCCAGCGCACCAGCGTTTCGTTGAGCGTCTCCGAAACCTCGTCCGCATCGGCCTGCGCGATCTCTTTCCGGACCTCGTTCTGCACGGTCGCGACGCCGCTGCCCAGCCCCGTCAGCGCCGGCGTGGTGGTGATCGATTCGCCGAGCACGCACTCGCTCATCTGCTCGTCCATGTAGCGCGCGAGCTTTTCATAGGTGTCGATCGAGCCGGTGCGCGCCACCTCGAGCAATTCGATCATCATGCCATCGGGCACGATGATGCCCGCGTCCTGGGCGATGGCGGCGAGCGCGTCGAGCAGCTTTTTCTGTTCCTCCTTGATCGCGCCCGCGGGGTATTTTCCGACCGCGGTCGGGCTGCCGAACTTGTCGGCGAAGGTCAACCAGAACGTAATGTCCTGGCGCTTGAAAAACACCGGCCAGAAAAGCTTGTTGCCGAGCCCCAGGCCGTACGGCGATTCGTCATCACCGAAACGGTGCACGATGAACTTGCGCCCGGGCAGCGCCTCGCCGTCCATCAGGTGCTCGCGCGTGATGAGCCGCAGCGTCTCGTCCTCGGCGAAGACGAAGCGGCGCGCGTTGCGCGGCTTCACGCGCGCGCAAACGAGTTCCGCCCCGCGCACGTCCCACATCACCTCGCCCACCGCGAAGCCCTTGAGCTGAGCATCGAGCAGATTGCGCGTGAGGCGGTCGAAGCCGAGCGCCTTGAATTGCGCGGTCACCAGCTCGGCCGCCTGCGTATCGCGCGGCGATTCGGAGGCCGCGTCGACCTGCCACGGGCGCGCGGTCACCGCGAGCTTGCGCTTTTGCAGCACGGCGTAAGCGTGCGTGTCGCGCGCGAGCTCGTCGTAGATTTTGAGCCCCTTGCTGCGCCCGCGCGTCACGAGCGTGTCGTCGAGGTTTTGAAGGATGCCGCCGAACATCACGCGATTGATGTCGCGCGCGATCGAGGCGATCTCGTCGGTGGACAGGCGTTTCTTTCGGGTGTCGGGGGATTGGGCCATAGGATCAGCTCATAAATTCAGCGCGGGAAAAGCGCTCGCGGCCGGCATAGTCGTCGATCTGCGCGCTCTCGCGCATCCGCCCGAGCGATTCGAACTCCATCGGCACGACAGCGCACTTGGTCGCCGCCCAGGCATTCACCCCGGCAATGGCGGAGTCCCCGTGGCGGTATTGACCGTCGGCGCCCTTGTCCCGGCCGTCGTCCATCGTCGGGTAGCCGTTTTTCAAAATCACGCGGCGATGGTCGGCGATCACGTCTTCCGAACGCGGCAGCACGATCGAGCGGTCTTCGAACGCCGCCTTGTAGGGCGGGAAGTTCGCGGCGTACCAGGTCGGGCTCGCCATCACGCACTCCACGCGCGAGACGCCGTAGCGCTGGAGCGCGGCCTCGGCGTGCGCCTGGCCGTTGCCGCGGGCGTCAAACTTGGCGTGAAAAAATAACGGCAGCTCGTCGAGAATGAAAAACAGAATCTTCTGCTGCACGTCGAACGGGATGTTGCGCAGCTCGAGCAGAAAGCCGGCGCGCCAGCGCGACTGCGACTCGCGCTGCAGCACCAGGATGTCGGACAGATCTCCGCTGCGGCCGAAGTCCTGGCCGAGCACGCTGCGCCGGTCGGTGGGCAGGCTGTCGATGACGGGTTTCAGCGTGTCGCGGATCCAGGTGTCGGCCTCTTCCAGGCGGCGCTCGTTCAGCATCCACTCGGCCGGCTTGCGGTAATGGATGAGCGGGATGCCGTCTTCCATGCAGCGCTCGACGATGGTGCGCGGGATGTAGACGCCCGAGCCCATGCGCGGAATGCAGTCGAGCTCCTCGGCGGCGCGATCGCCGTAGTTCGCGCGGATTTTTGCCTCCCACTCGGCGCGCGTTTTTTCCTTGAGCCGCGCGCCCATCACCAATTGGATGCGCTCGAACAGGCCGGCGTCGAGCGCGGTCGTGAGCGTCGTCCCGTGCAGCGAATAGGGCAGCTTCCCGGCGCGGCAATCCTTGAGCAAAAGGTTGAATGGATTGTCTTCGCCGTTGTGCGACGACAATATGCGCACCCGCCCGCCCCAGATCAGCATCGCCATCGCGGCGGTGATCAGACCATCGAGATCGTCGTGGAATGCGGCCTCGTCGATGGTGACCTTGCCCTGTTTGCCGCGGATCGAGCGCGGGCGCGAGGAGAGCGCGAGGATCTTGGAACGCGAGGCGAAATCAATACGGAAGGCCTTGATCTGCCGGATCTCGCCGCGGGCATCGGTGTCGTCGAACATCACCTCCTGCATTGCGCTCGCGGCGCGGTTGAACGCGCGCGCCCACATCGCGCAATCATCGATGTACTCGCGAGTCATGTCCTCGGAGTACCCGATATACATCACGTCCATGCCCTCGGCCGCGGCGGCGGTCAACACCGAGTCGGAGGCGTCGCACCACGAGGCGCCGATGCGGCGCGACTTCTCCCACACCGCGACCTCGGCCTGGTCCGCGACCCAGGCCTGTTGATACGACAGCAGCACCGCCGGCGCCGAACGATCGTTCGGCGCGGTCTTGAGGCGGTCCAGGGGGTCGCGCGCGGCGGCAGCCGGGACCTCAATCCTCGATCCTCGATCCTTGATCCTGCTTTTTGGGGGGGTCTTTCTCAAAAAAATGGCCTTTAATGCGTTCGACGTTGAGAGTTAAAGGGGGGTTAAAAGGGGTCCCGGCGCGAGAACGTAGGGTGGTAAGGCCAAAATCGGCCTGGCGCGTTGTGGCGCGTCGGGCCTTTTCGCCCAAGGCTGCCCATTTTGCTATTCGCAGAAACCCCAGAGCGGCTCGATCTTGACGCTGAGTTGATTCGACGCGACACCCGGCTCGGCGTGACTCGTCGACTGACTGCCGGATGCGTCCACTTTGACGGCATAGGACGCCGGGAACGCCTTGAGCGCGACTGCTACGGCGCTCGCCACGTGATTCTTGATTGTTTCCTCGGGTTCCATGCACTTGATTGCCGCGAACTGTGATGCCAGTTTTTCTGCGACAGCGGATGGCTTGCCAATTGCACTTACGCTCCAGCTCATTTTGCTTCTCCTTGAGTTATCCCTCTGCTGAGGGAATTATGCTGCAATGCCGAGAATCTCCCGGCGGATGGTGTCGACGGCGCTCGCGGTGAGCCCGCCCTTCTTGGCGATCGAGGCCGCGCGGTCGGCAGCCGCCGTGACTTTGCCGCGCACTTCGATCTCGTGTTTCTTCTGATTCACGCTCGCGCGCGAGAGCGTCGCGACGTTCTTGGCCACGGTGGAGAGCAGCTTCGCGCGCTTCATCGGGTCGCCGTCGGCCTCCGCTTCCTGCAGCGCGACCAGCACCTCGAACACCTCGGTCTGTATCAAACTGATGACGGCCGCCGAGCGCTGGTCGGCGTCATCCGGCGCCGCCGCCGCGATCTGCCGCGCGGCCTCGGTGCTCGCCTTGATCGCGGAGAGCTTGCGCTCCAGGTGCGTGCCGTAGCGGTGGATCGAGGATTTCCCGATGTCGTAGCCGCGCGACTTGAGATCCGCCTCCAGCGCCTGGTAGCCGGCGAAGTTGCCCTCGATCAGCGCCTGATCGAGCCACGCCTTGACCTCGCGCGGGAGCTGCGTGATCTTGCTTCTCTTACCCATCACCCATATCCCATTACCAGTATTTACGCGGCCGCGCGATGCCCGGATCGCACTCGATGGTGTACTCGACCACGTCCGCGCCCTCGCGCGTGAGATCCGCGGTCCACGGCGCGCCCTCATGGCGCTTCAGCTCCACCAGGCCGCGGTCGGCGAGATAGTCGAGCTGGCGGCGCAGCTCCAGCGCCGTGCACTCGACCGGGATCGACTGGATCGCCGAGAGGATGAGCGTCTCGGCGACCGGTTGCGGCGCGCCGGCGTTGGCGGCCACCAGAATGTGCCAGCGGATGTTCTCGCGGCGAATCTTCTCGTAATCCATCGTTTAGGTCCTCTTTTGGCGTTCGGCGACCGCGTCGATTTTCACGGCAAGGGCGTCGAGCTTGGCGTTGATGACCGTCTCGGCACGGATCGCGTCCTCGCGCCGCACGTAGTGCACCGGCAGCTCCGCGCGCAGCTTCAGCATCTCGCGCTCGCGATCGATGTTCGCCTGCTCCAGGCGGTCGAATCGTTGCTCGGATTTAGCGCGCCCCTCGCGGCGCAGCTCTTCCTGCGCCGCGAATCGATCGTCGAGATGTTTCTCGAATTGCCCGACCATCATCTTCGACATCGCCGCGATCGAGCCGATGAAGAAGGTGGACATGCCGCCGAGCAGTGTGATCAGTTGCCACAAATCCAGTTGCAAGCTCATCGCCGCCTCTTGTTTTTAAGTTCGTATATTTTCGCGCAGTCCACGCAGCGCTCCGTCCCCGGCACCGCGCACCGGCGCGCATCCGGGATCTCCTCGCCGCAGTCCAGGCAGTAGGAGGGGGCTTGCCCCCGATCGGCAGCAAGCTGCCTCCCACACAGCCCCCTCGCACGCTGCGCCGCGAGCGCCTGGTCGCGCATCCACTGCTCGTGCTCCTGCGCCTGGTCGAACATATCCATAATCAGTGATGGGTGATGGGTGATGGGTGATGAGTCAAACCCTTTACCCATTACTCATTACTCATTACCGGGCTACTTACGCCGCACCGGCAGCGGCAGCACCCGCACCAGTTTTCGCCCGTCGGACAACGGCGCTTCGCAGCGCAGCTTGTAATCGACCCCGTCCAGGCCGGTCTTCACGCTCTGCAGCACATTCGAGGTCGATATTTGCAGGGCGCCATTGAGCATCTGCGCCGCGCCCGAGTCCGTGCCGTTGGTGATCTCAACGGTGATGTCCGGGTTCGCGCCCGGATCCGCCTCGTTCAGGATCGTCGCGCCGCCGATTTCCTTGGCGTAGGGGAAAGTCACCGTGATGATCTCGGCGGGGTCTTTGGATTCGATGCTCATCGGGGTTCCGGTGCGGTGAATGTGCGGCCGGGATCTTCGGCCGTGAACAAGCGCGGCCGGTCGGCCGCCGTAAATGCGCGCGCCTCGTCCGGCGCGATGTAGCGCGGATCGCTCACCAGGCCGAGCTGCGCCAGCGCCGTGCCGAAGGCCTCTGTGCTCGCGATCGCGCCGGCGCCGGTGATCGTCAGGTTGAGCTGGTCGGCGCCGAACGCCTCAGCGCTCGCGATGCCGGACGCGGTGACGGTGACGCCGCCGGGCGTGACGGTGTCTGCGCCGAACGCTTCGCCGCTGGCGATGTCGCCCACGGCGGGCAGCGTCAAGTTGAGCTGGTCAGCTCCGAACGCTTCCGCGCTGGCGATCGCGCCCGCGGCCTGCAGCGCGAGGTTCACCTGATCGGCGCCGAAGGCCTCGGCGCTCGCGATGTCGCCCACGGCCGGCAGCGTCAAATCGAGCCGGTCGCTGCCGAATGTTTCGGCGCTCGCGATGCCCGAGGCGGTCACGGTGACGCCGCCGGGCGTGACGGTGTCCGCCCCGAACGCTTCCGCCGTCGCGATGGCGCCGGCGCCGGAGAGCGCGAGGTTCACCTGGTCGGTGCCGAAAGCTTCGGCGCTGTCGATTGCGGATGCCGTGACGGTGACCCCGCCCGGCGTGACGGTCGTATCGCCGAACGCTTCCTCGCTCGCGATCGCCGTCGGCGAAAGGGTGATCGGCCCCAGGTCCACGCTCGCCGCACCGAACGCCTCCGCGGTCGCGATCGCACCGGCGCCGGAGAGCGTGAGATTAAGCTGATCGGCGCCGAACACCTCCTCGCTCACGAGCCCGCCCACCGCCGGCAGGGTGAGATTGATCTGGTCCGAGCCGAAAGCCTCGGCGCTGTCAATGGCCGAGGCGGTGACGGTGACGCCGCCCGGCGTGACGGTGGCCGCGCCGAAGGCCTCGGCGGTGTCGATCGCGCCGGCGCCGGAGAGCGTGAGATTGAGCTGGTCGGCGCCGAACGCCTCGGCGCTCGCGATCGCGCCCGCCTCGCTCACCGTCTGCGGCGTGCCGGCGCTGATGGTGGCCGCGCCGAACGCTTCCTCGGTCGCGATCGCACCGGCGCCGGAGAGCGTGAGATTGAGCTGGCTCGCGCCGAACGCCTCCTCGCTCGCGAGCCCGCCCACCGCCGGCAGCGTGAGGTTCGCCTGATCGGCGCCGAAGGCTTCTCCGCTCGCGATGTTGCCGGCGTCGGATACGGTCTGGCCCGGAGCATAATCGACGCGGAGCTCGACATAATCGAGGCTGAGGGTGACCGCGTCGATGTCGTTGCCGCGAATCCCGCGGATCCGGGCGACCAGGCGCCCGGCCGTTTTCAGGTCGGTGATCGACGGCTCGGCATTGAAGGTGACATTAAAATCGGTGTCGGTGGTCGGCTCGGTGGCGTGCGTTTCCTCGGCGTCGAATGCGCCGTTGTTGCCCGCCTGCACGCCCAGCGACGCGATCGAGAGCGTCGTGGAGACTTTGTAGTTCGAGCGGATGATGACCGAGTTGATGAGCGAGCCGACCGGGATCTCGCCGTCGGTGAACGCGGCAAAATCCCAATCGCCGATGACCGACGCGTTTTTCCCTGGGGCACAGGTGGCGTAGTTCACGCCATCGTCAGCGCTCGCATTTTCTGGCGTCGTCCAGTCGTTCGTCCCGACTGCGCCGCGCGTTGCTTTGGTCGCGGTTGCCATCTACAGCGCCGCCCGATCGGTGATGATGAACCCGCGGCAGGAGTGGCTTTGCGCTTCGTCGCGGGCCGTCAGTTCCGGACAGCGTCCGATCGCGACCGTCAGCGGGCCGAGGTAAAGATCAAACAGCGGCCGGCGCCAGTTAAACCTCACGCCGAGCGACACCTCGTCGCGCGTGTCGAGATACTGCACCGCCCACCAGTGCCCCCACCACAACCACACCTTGCGATGCAGCCTCATCGGCCATCCTTTAGCTCGCCGCGAGCGCCTTCGCCATCGCCTCGCGTTCGGCGGGCGACATCGATGCCACGCGCTTCGCGGTAAGCTCGGCGGCGAGCTGCGCGTCGCGCGCGCGCTGCATGTCGCGCAGATCCTGTTTGATCTTGTCCACGACCGCGTTGCTCTGCGCGATCGCGTCGTCCAGTTCCGAAAGCGTCATGGCGTCATAGGTTTTCATGGGGGTCCTTTCAGTGTTGAGTGGTTCCGGGCGGCGGGCCGCGCCGCACCGCCGGCACGCCGAACGCTTCGGCGGATTTCACGCCGCCGGGCATGGCGCGGCGCAGTTCGGAATTCCACGCCGCCTCTTTCTTCGCTTCGTCGAGGATGGCCGGATCGTTGGAGAGCCCGAGCGGCGCCCCCGCGCGGTAGAGGATCGCGGTATCAAGCGCGATGCGCTCGGCCTTCGCCTGCTCCTCGGCCTGGAGCGAGCATCGGTAGAGCGCATTCGCGAGCGCCAGCGCCAGGCCCGGCTCGAAGTCGACGTAGACCGGGCGGCCGTCGACGGTGAACTTGTAGAACACCATGCCCACCGCTGCGGCCGCGAGCGCGCGCAGTTCGCGCGAGATCTGCTGCGCCGCCGACCAGTCCATCGTGCCGCGGACCTTATCGTCGAGGTTCAGCGCGACGCGGGTGCCGGCCGCCTTGACGTTGATGGTGAGCTTGCCGTCCATCACAGCTTGAAAATCCTGTTTGCCCCTGCGTCGAAAACAACCGTTATGTCTCCGCCGTTGGGCGTGACCGGCAGCCCGGTCGCGGTGTCGATGTTGGCGATCAAGCGCGAGGTCGATTCCACGCCGGAATCCTTGTAGATCTCGATCGACTCCACCGTCGCGCCCGACACCGCGGTGTGCACGACGTCGGCCGCGTCCGCCACGCCGGCGGTGACGGTCTTTGACGCATACGCGCCGGAGGTCGCGATACGCGCGCCGGCGAGGATGTCGTCGAGGTTGTCGTCACCGGCGATGAACGCGTCCGCGCCCTCGTCGTAGAGAAAATGCTTGATCGTATTGGTGTCCCAATCGATCGTGCCGTCCAGGAATCCCTCGCGGCCGGTGTCTCTCAGTGCATTAGCCATTGCGTTTCCTCCCGTTAAATCAAACCCCAATCAACGCCAGCAGCCAGGCGACGACGTCGTGGCCGTAGTAGACGAGCGTCGCCGCCGCGAAAATCAGCGGCGCCACGACCTTCTCCTGCCAGCGCATGTCCCGCCAGCTCATGCCGCCCTCAGGTTTTGGATGAGCACCGGCCCCATCACCTCGATCCGCCGGAAAAAATCCGAGTGCCCGGCTACGCCGTATGAGCCGCAGTCGACATTGCGATATCGCCGATCGTGGCCGGTAAATCCCGTCCGGCCCATCCCGCCCCACGGGTGTTTGTGGTTCCAATTCCACGGCAACCAATCCAACAATTCCGAGATCAAGACTGGCACATCGCCCTTGTTGTAATAGACGTGGATCCACTTCACCCGCCGCTCGATCACCCGGCCCGTGTCCAGCGCGGGATTGATGAATATCAGACCCGCAAACGGCGCGCCGCGGTCGGCGGCATCGGCGAGAATCGCGCAGCCGTTGGAGTGTCCGACGCCGATGTCGCCAACCTTCGTGCCGCGCAGGATATCCTCTGCCACGCCGCCATTCAGCAGCCGAACCTGCATGAGTCCGAACCAGCCGTAGTCGTGCTGATGAACAGGAAAGCCGGCCATTTCCAAGTACGGAATCAGGGTGTCGCTGGTGGCCTTCCCCCCGTCGGCTACCCGGTAGCCGTGCACCAGATGTGCCATGCTCACGGCAGCAGCGCTCCGCCGATCGCCCGGACCGCGCCCCTCAAAAGCGGGGTGACATCAAAGTCGATTACCGCGCACTCCCGCTTCACCTCGCGCGCAAGGCCCGCGCCGGCTTCAATGATTCTGACGCGACCCGCGGCGAAGAGCGAGACTACGCCTATCGGTTCGAGCACAAACTCTTGGTCGAGATGCTTGCTGATTGCCCGATAGCACGCTTCACCGTCGGTGTCTTTTTTCTTCACTGCGATCTCGATTGCCCGGGCAACATCCGCAGGATCGAACCGCACGGCGCCGGTCGTGCCGGCCAGCAGAACCCTCTCGCCAATACCGGTAGCGCAGCCCGCGAGGCTCAGCGCGAGGGCGATCAATGCGTAGTGTGCGAACGATTTCATGATGCCCCCTCTACATGCGTGTTTGGTCGAAGCGGGTTTTGGCGACGAGCCGCCCGTAGATCGCGAGCACGACGCCGCCGATCACCAGGATCGAATTCACCAGCCCCTGCTGGTCGCCGATGTCCACGCCGGCGAGCCGCGCGAGCTCGGCGGCGAGCGCCACCGCCGCGCCGATGAGCGTTTTGTAACCGCTCATATCTCATCACCGTATAGGCCGCGCCGCGCGACGCAGTCGCGGGCGACCGTCTGCATCACCGCATGGCGGCTGGCGGTGGTGTCCCATAGACGGTCGAGATCGCGCAGCAGGAGCGCGAACACGACGCCCGCGGCGACGCCTGCCGCTCCGGTCTCCACCCGCATCTCCGCGAGACTCGCGCGGACCTTCTCCCGATCGGCGCCGACGTCGCGGGCCCAAACCAGGTCCCGGCTCCAAATGGCGTATTCCATGCACCCCTGGCCGTCGAGCTGGACCGCGGCGCTGGCGATGCTCGCCCAGGCGAGCGCCAGCACGATGACGAGCAGGATGACGAGATAACGAATCACGCCGCCGCCTCGTCTGGGATCTCGAGCACGTGGCCGGCCGGAGGCGTCATGCCGCTCGCAAGCCAGGCGCGAACGTCAAACCCGGGACAGATTTTGAGCCACTCCCACCGTTCGACCAGGCCGTCGTTGTCCTCATCCGGGGAAAGGTCGCGGTGGCCGCAGAGGTAAACCTGTCCCGCCTCGCGCCGTTCCATCACCCCCGAGGCCGGCAGCGGCACGAGCACGCGACCGTAGAGCTTGGCGAGCCCGTCGATGTTGTGTTTGAGCGCGCCCCATTGCTGCGGCGTGAACTGGTCGGTGCCGATCATGCAGATGCCGATCGAGGTGCGGTTGTTGCCCGAGACGTGCGCGCCGATCTCGTCGAGATGCCGGCCGGTGGCGACCGCGCCGCCAAGATAGATCACGAAGTGATAGCCAATCGCCGCGAGGTTGGGATTCTGGCGGCGCCGCCAAGCCGGAGCGCGCTCGAAACCGCGCTCGTCATGCCAGCGGTCGATGTCCTCGACCGTCGTGCGCCGGCCGTTGGGCGTCGCGCTGCAATGGATGACGATTAGATCGACGGCCCGCTTCCGGGCCTCAATCCTCGATCCTCGATCCTCGATCCTCGATTCTTGCGCCATGCGCCCATGCTAGGGGCGCAGCGCGGGAAACTTTGGGTGTAGATTTGGGTAATCCGCCGAGCGGGCGAGCTGGCGCAGACGCGAATCGCTGATGCCGAGTTCGCGGCACAGTTCCCGCGTGTTGGTGCCGTCCCAGCGCCGTGCGATCTCGCCGTGCATATACGCGACGCTGTACTTGGTGCGCGGGATGTAGATGCCCTTGTCGCCGCCGTAGGTCGCGCGCAGCGCGTCCGTGATGTGTTCCGCCGCGGCTGCCGCGGTCTCGCGCGTGAGCCCCGGGTGCTTCATGAGGCTGGCGGCCACCACGGCCGCCAGTTCCTCCAGGATCGGGTGCATCCGGCTCGTCATGCTCCCGCCGCTGCGGTTTTGCGTTCCTGCCATTGCCGATAGGCTTTTTGATGCCCCGGGCACAAGTGCTTCTCGGGGCCGACCTCCTGGGCGTGATCGCCGCAGAGATGCTTGTCGCACGTCTTGCCGGGCGCGATTTTCCAGTCGCACTGAAAACGCGAGGACTTGCCGCAGGCGCAGAGCGGCACGCGATTGCGGTCGCCGCAGACGATCGCGAGCAGCTCGCCGGTATTCGGGTCGCGGAGTTGGTTACAGTGCATCAGCGTTCGCCTTCGCCGCGCGATCGCGCCGCCGCTTCTGGTCGATCATCAGCGCGCCGATGATGCTATGCAGTTGATCGGCCTCGCACCAGGCGATTTTTTCCACGTGGAACATTTTACGCGCCATGCCGTCGGCGTAGGCCCACGGCCGGCCGGCATCCGCCAGCAGCGCCTCGATCTTCCGCAGACTCGGCCCGCGATCCGGGTTGTCCATGTTCGCCGGCCGGCCCGGGTGTCCCCCTCGCCCTCCGGGAGAGGGCCGGGGTGAGGGCTTGAACCCCCGCGCGCGCAGATGCTCTATTACCGCGCGCCGTCCTTCGAAGTTCAGATCGGCCGCACTTTTTACGCGAGCGAGCGTGAACAACATCTGTTCATAGGTTTCGCGGTCCAACCCCAGCGCCTTCGCGGCGAGGTGAATCACCGCCAAGTCTTTACGTCGTTGGTCTGCATCAACTCTCATATTTCGGCTGCTCATCAGTGCCCGGCCACCACGCCGGACAGACCCGCCCGAAGGCGGGTTTCGCGTACGTACTAGTGTGTGTGCTTCTTCACTATTGCAGCCACGGTGGGTTCCGAGCGGTTAGTGCGGATGGCGATTTGGGCGTATGACAGACCTTGGGCGCGCAACCTGTGAATCTGAGCGCGCTCCTCGGGGGTGGTGAAGCTGTGTTTGGGTTTCAGCCGCGCCTTGAGCTCGACCAACTCCGCCTTGCACGCGAACAAATCGCCGCGCTCCTCCTGGATCGCCGCCCATTGCTCCCAGGTGAGTTGCTTGAGATTGGCGGAGGCGGGCGGCGGCAAGAGCGCGGCGGGGGCGGGCGTGTCCGCCCCGCGGGCGGCCGATCCGCCCCGGCGGAAGTAATCGTCCTCCATCGCTTCCCACACCGCCCAGGCCTGCTCGGTGTCGAGCATCTTGGCGTGGCGCGCCGCGCCCCGTTCGGTCCACAGGTTGATCTCGCGCGCGAGCGCGGGCGGCGCAAACGGCGCGTCGCTTTTAACGACGCGCCGAAACTCGGCCAAGTCGGGGCCGCTCAGCTTAAAGTAATGCCTCCCGATAATGAAGCGATCCTTCCTGCCTTTGAAGTTCTGCCTAATGCGCCGTGGATCGGTGCCGTAGTACTGGGCGAGCATGGCGCTCGTCGCCACAGGCTGGTCTTTGTAGGTCATTACCGGCAGGTTTTTGATCTCGATGGTTGCGGGGGTGTTCAGCATGATTTGCCTCCGATGAGAGAATGGATCGTCGCGTGAAGGGCGAGGGAAAGCTCGCGCGCGTCGGCGAGCGCCGCCCGCCACTGGCCGAAGACTTCTGCCAGATCGTCGCGGGCCAAAGTTACCCACTTGTTGTCGTTGCTGATCGTCTCCAGGAGCGCGAGACTTTCGGCGCACGCCATCTCGGCGCGCATCTTCTCCAGGGCTTCGTGCAGCTTTTCAAAGCGGTCAAACAGGTTTGGTTCGCCCGGATCTGGCGTGGTGGGACAAGGCATAAATGCCTCCTTGTATTTTCTAGAGTCGCCCACCGAAATGAGGGGGTGGGCAGGCCTCACTAGACGCATACAAGACGCGCCGTGCGCTATTCCCCTTGCGGGTGTTGTATTTGCGCCTCTCGACCCGCCCGTTGCCGGGCGATCACGCCCGAACGATGGGCGTGAAAAATCCGCGTTGACGGAGCGGATCGGCCGCTTGTATTGCCTAGTGCGGCCAGAATACCCCCGTCTTCCCGTCAGTGTCAAATTAAGTGTCCGCGCCTGGCGCCCTGGAGGAGGGAGAGTTCCGGCCGGCTGGCTCATGGACGAGCCGGCTGCCATCGCGGACCGCCGGAGTTTTGACCCACCCCCGGCTTGGGTTTTTTTATCGGCGTACCCCTCAAGGGGGTATTGAGAAGAATTCACGGCTGATCGTCTCCGCGCAGCTTGTGCTCGCGCGCTTCGGGCGAGTCGAGAAACGAGCGGATGGCCTCGCCCAGCTTGTCGGCGGTGGTGTCGTTATGTACCAGTTCATGCTCGCGCTTCTGGCGCTCTACGAAAGCGGCGAGCGCCGTGACGAGCCGCTCCTCGTTGAATACCCACCATTTCACGCCCGCAGCTCCTGCTTGATCAGCCGCTCGCGGGCCGAAGCGATCGCGGCGCCGGCCCGCGAGAACTTCTTGAGTTGGCCAGTAATATCACTCGAAAAATACCGTTCGCTCTTCCTGACACCCATGAGGTTCGCCATGCCGTAGACCGAGCACACCGACCGCTTGAGGCGCCGCGCGAGCGTTTCCGTCAGCGCGTCCGGATAAAGGCGCCTGAGCTGCGCGATCTCGGCCGCCGTCCACCGGCGCCGCCCGCGGAATTTGCGCTTATCACTCATCACTCATCACTCATCACTCAGCTTAGTGCCTCACCGGCTGGCCCGACGTCTCGTCGAGCGGCGCCTCGCCCGGCAGGATCACCTCCGGCTCCACGCGCACGAGCGGGAAGATCGCGATGCGCCGCATCTGCCGGAGTTCCCATTCCAGGCGCTTGCGCACGCTCAACCTGCGCCAATACGGCTGGCCCCACGCCTGCCGGCAGAGCCGCCGGTTCAGCGCCTCTGGGCGCGCGATCGACAGCGTGCGCAGGCGTTTCACCGCTTGCTCCACGCGAAGCCCGGTGCTTCGAGATAGGCGATCGCCGTACGGCTGTCCTGGGTGATCCGCCAGACGGCCCAGTCACCCAGCTCGCGAGCGAG